TCTTTTGTGTTGATATTAAGAGTAAGAAATTCAAGCTGATTTACATCTTGCTCTAATCTTATTTTAATGTATTTATCAGTATTTTCTTTATTAATATTTAAAAAAATTCGTTTAGATATATTCATAATTATAAAAATTTATAATTTTTATTATAAATACGTTGAATTCAATTTTTATTTTGTATTTTATTTTTTGAAATAAAAAATTTTTTTTAAATGAATTTTAACAAAAAAATATCAAATTTTTCAAAATTTAAAAAAATATGAACCCAAAAAAATAAAATTTAAAAAAATTCGATTAAAACACCATAAATTATAAAATGATAATAATCAATGTAAAATATCTTTTCAACTATTTTTAAGTATTTATTGAAAAATGACAAAACACTAAAAAAATAATAAAAATTTAAACATATAAATAAAATGGCAGAATTTGTATTTACCTCTCCAGGTATAAAATTTAGAGAAAGAGATTTTACTTACGTAACTCGTAATGTAGGTATCACAACTTTAGGACTTGTTGGTGAAACGTTAAAAGGTCCGGCATTCCAGAGTATTCTTGTTCAGGATAAAAGACAATATGAAAAAAGATTTGGTGGACAAAGCATTAAAAGATTTTCCAACGGAATGCTACAATATCAATTACCATATGTTGCCAATGCATATCTTGATGAATCACAGCAATTATATGTGACCAGAGTGCTTGGTCTTTCTGGGTATGATGCAGGTACTGCATGGGCAATAACATTAAGTGCTGGTGTAGACCCATCAACAACGGGAATTACAATCACATATCCAGCCGATATTGTTTCGTTTACTGGCGGTTCTTATTTGGGTGTGTCTTTGGGATATACTGGACAAACAGGTTCAAGTTTCAGTGGATTTACAAAAATAGGCGGTGGATTTGAAGGCATTTTACATGAATTTACTGTTTTAACAATAACTGGAACTAGTGGTACTGTTTCCGATGTAAGAAAAAAGATTACAGGAAGTTCATACTCTGAATATGAAAATATGGTACTTGCTGTTATTAGAAGCAGGGGACGAGTAAAAGATATTCCCAATGCAAAACCTGTTACCATTTTTGATACCAGCAATCTCATAATTTCATCAAATAATACAACAATTGGTACTGGTGATTTATTCGGGCAGTTTGTTTTAACTGCATCTAACTCAGCAAGTACAGAAAATTATACTGTATCGTTGAATCCAAATTCAAGTAGTTTCTTACCGAATGTAATTGGTTCTGAAGCTAAGGATAAAAACACCAAAATTTGGGTACAAGCAATTTATCCTGATTTAATTAAATGGTTGGATTCTAAAGGCATTGGTTACGGTATTAATACAACTTTAATTAAAGCAACCAAACCTATTTTTACTGATTATAAAACACAATTTAAAACACCGGAAACTCCTTGGGTTGTTTCTCAGATTAAGGGTAATAGTGTTGAAAGATTATTTAAATTTATAAGTATATCAGATGGTGATTCTGCAAATCAAGAAATAAAAATCAGCATCACAAATATTGACCCAGTTTCTCTTGAATTTGATGTAGTTGTTCGTGATTTTAATGATAACGATGATAATCCAATTGTTTTAGAACAATACACAAGATGTAATTTAATTCCAGGAACTAATGGTTTTATTGGACAGAGAATTGGTACTTCTGATGGAGAATATGACATTCATAGTAATTATATTATGGTTGAATTAGCATCAAATATTTCTATTGATAGTTTTCCTGCTGGATTTGAGGGGTACTTTTTTAATAATTATGATAGCACAATTACAGGAGATATAAATGATGCTATTGCACCCAAAATTCTCTATAAGACTAAATATGAAGACAATGAAAAACCAAGAAAAGTATATCTTGGAATTTCAGAAAAAGCATATAGCACTGAAAATGTTGCAGGAACTGGAATAAATCAAAACTTTTTCAATTTTAATGGTTTTGGTAATGAATCTGGATTTACTAAATCAGATGGATTCCATATGGATATTCATGCGAGTGGAATAACTTCATATGGTTTCACTTTCCAGCATGGTGTTGGTAAATTTCAAACAATTGAAGATGTTATTAATCCGGAAAATCCTTATTATGAAATATCAACAAGAAAATTTACATTAGTTCCTGCTGGTGGTTTTGATGGATGGAACGTACATAGAACAGAGCGTTCTTATGGTGATAATTTTGCATTAAATAAAATTTATGATGGTGTTGAACCAAACGGTAATCCTACAAATGATTTCCAGGCATGGCAAACTGCAATAAATACTTTTGCAAATCCTGAAGAAGTGACAATTAATTTATTTGCTACACCTGGAATTAATTGGAGTGAACAAAACATTTTGGTTCAAAATACAATTGAAATGATTGAAACACAAAGAACTGATTGTTTATATATAATCGATAGTCCATTTATACCTATTGATAATATTATTGGTGAATCTAAACCTGATGTTATTGCTGCTCAAGATATTGCCGATATGTTAGACGATGCTGAAATTGATACAAGTTACGCATGTACATATTTCCCATGGATCCAAATAAGGGATACGCAGAATAATGTTAATGTTTATATCCCACCAACTAGTGAAGTGGTAAAAGCAATGGCATTTACTGATAACACCAAATTCCCATGGTTTGCACCTGCTGGTTTAACTCGTGGTGTAACGGATGCAAGAAAATCACAATATAAATTATCTCAAGAAGCATGCGATATTTTATATAAAAACAGAATTAATCCTATTAAGGATTTTGCAAATACGGGCACTGCAATTTTTGGACAGAAAACTCTTCAAAAGAAAGAAAGTGCTCTTGATAGAATCAATGTACGCAGATTACTGCTTCAAATTAAAGTTCTTATTTCCAATATTGCAATTAGACTTGTTTTCGAGCAAAATGATCAAACAACAATTGACCAATTCTTGCAAAAAGCAAATCCGATACTTGATACTATAAAGAGAGAAAGAGGATTATATGATTTCAAAATCAAGATGGATGATACTAACAACACAACCGAAACCCGTGATAGAAATGAATTATATGGTGAAATTTATTTGAAGCCAACAAGAGATGTTGAATATATCGGTATCGGATTTACGATTACACCTACAGGTGCTTCGTTTAATGATGTAGTATAAAATTTTTTCTAAATAAAAAAACCCATCAACACGATGGGTTTTTTTTTGTGAACTACCCACCCACGCCAGAGACGATGGGTTGGGCTTCGGACTTCACAGATAATTGAGTACTTATTATAAATTTAGTTCAAATTTTATATTTCCACAATCAAATATACGTAAAAATCCATTTTCATACATAATTTCAATTTCTGTTTTATCTGCATTATAACCGTTTTTAATTAAAACATCTTTTCTATAAACAAATCTGTGAATTCTTTTTATCTCATTTTTCTTAAAATACCAATAATTTGGTTTTGTATTTCCAATAAAATCAAATCCTAATTTTTTATATAAATTACCATTTGAATACCTTCTATCGGCATATGATATGATTAATTTGGGGTTATATGTTTTAATAAAATAATTCAATAGTTTACTTGCACTTCCAATAACAGTAGTGTTTATTGAATTACAAAATCTAAGCATTTCATATTCATCATCATTATTATTTTTACTTCCCATTGCAATTCTTTTTTTTCCTAAAGTCATAATAGAAACTAAGTTATTATTATAGAAAAGACCTATTTTTATTTTTGAATTTATTTTTCCTTGTATGTGATTCTTTTCAAGAAAATCATAAGCCATTTTTGATGAAATTTCTTTTATTACACATTTTCTTGCATATATTTTATTATCAATTAAATTTAATTTATGCATTAATATTGATTTAACAATTTCATTTTTATTTTTCCATTCATCTTCAAATATATGTATTAACTGAACACCCTTATTTTCACACAATATCGTTTTATTTAGATGATAGATTTTATCTTTAAAAATATCTGAATGCCAATATAACCCATTACATTCTATTGCCAAATTATTTTCATATAAATAAAAATCAAGTTCCAATCCATCTAATAAATTTTTATCATGTTTAATATATTTGATATTATTATCTAAAAGAAATTTTTCAACTTCTATCTCAAATGTGGAACCAAAACCACCAACTGGTAATAATTTGGTTGAAATTTCACTTCCATAATTAAATCTGTTATTACAGATAGTTCTATTAATTTCAAAAATATGTCCATCAGGATGTTTTATTTTAACAATATTATCTGGTAAATAATCTAAAACTAAATATCCTTTAGCTTTTAACTTATTTTCAAAATATGTTCTACCTCTTTTTATATATTTTTCTTTCAATGAAGATGATTGCGAATACCATTCAACACCATATTTTTTCAGATTATTTTCTTTAATTTTATTTTTTATAAAATCTGATTGACTTGGAAATTCAGCACCATATTTAATTAAATTGGTTTGTTTGGTTTTTTCTTTTATTTCATTGTTCTCAAAAATATTTTCAACACCAAATCTTTTTTTTATCGTTTCTTTTCGCTTTTCTTTAATAGAATCTACCATTAAAACAGAATAAACGCCATATTTGGATATGTTGGTTCTTTTCATTCTTTCAATACGGGACTTACTTTCATCTTTACATTTTTTGGAACAATATTTTAAATAACCTTCAGAAAATCTATTTCTCCATTTAATTTCATTACCACAGTTTTCACATTTAGGTATTTCTACAATATCATATAAATAATGATACAATTTTTGTGTAAATGATAAATCATTATATGAAAAATATTTTTTGTTATATTCATCAATTTCTTCAATCAAGCCAACAAATTTTTTTTGCATATGATTTTTTTTTGTTTTATATCCTGATTTATTATCAGTTTTAAAATATTTAATCAATTCGTTTTTATTGTATTTTTTCATATCAATAGTATTTATATTAAAATAATTTACAAATATAACATTTATTTTAAAAATAAATAATATGGCAAGTGAAATGATTAGGGGCGTCCCTTTTGAATATGAACCAAAACGCGTTAATAGATTTTTCGCAGAATTTCCAGATGAATTAGGTATTGAAGTTTGGAAAATACAAAAATTTAAAAGACCAACAATGAAAATAAATTCAGTTACCATTCAGTACATGAACGAACAGAATTATGTTGCGGGTAGGTATAACTGGGAACCAATGGATATTACATTTATAGACCCAATAGGTCCTTCCTCATCGCAGCAACTTATGGAATGGGTTCGTTTACACGCTGAATCATTAACAGGTCGTATGGGTTATGCAGCCGGATATAAGAAAAACATTATCTTAAAAGCACTTGACCCAACAGGCATTGAGATTGAAAAATGGTTTCTGGAACAATGCATGATCACATCGATTGATTTTGGTGATAATGATTATACTTCCGATGAGTTAACAAATATCACACTAACCATTCAACCTTGGCGTTGTATTTTGAATTTCTAATTGAATCGTCTTCAGTGTAAGACACGTAAATGAAATTAAATGAAACAAATTTGGGGGATATTTTTCCCCCAATTTTTTAATTTGTTACAATATTTTTTTGTATTATTTCATCAAATTTAATTTTCTCTAAATCACTTATAATAAGATTTTTATCTGCAGGAAGTCCGGAATATCCATGAATATGATTTATTATTGCTTTTCTCATTATTTCCAATGCTTCAACTAAAACATCCGCTCTTGCAATAGGATGACCTTCTTCAAATATCTTATTTCTATCTTCAAATTTTAATCTTGCTGCTTTAAATTCTGGTGATCCGTTATGTGAAATTATTGCAATTTTGTCGGAAGCTATAATGGTATTACTATAATACTCATCGCTATCTTTTCTTTTTTCAAATGTGAGAGTTATGTGAGCTGGATTTGTTGTATTTAATTTATATACATTATCATTTTCATGCTTTCCTGCACGTATTTGAACTTGATTGGTACCTAAAATGACATCTGTATTTGTTCTTCCTATTAATGCAATATCAGTTTTTAATGGAAAAACACCATCAGCATCTGGATATGTTGATATTGACGATTCTGGATTGGTAAGCCCAATATTTGTTGTTGAAAGTGCAGTATATATTGAATCATATCCAATTTTTTGCAATTGCGATATTATATTTCCCATCCAAAATCTACTTCTTTGTGGATATTTAATATCTTCAATAAAAACTCTAACAACCTCACCAACCTGTGGATAAATATGAAAAAATTTTGGAAGCAATGGATAACACCATGGTAATTCTGATATAGTAGTTCTATTATCTAAATCCGGAATTTTAACTTTAATTCTACCACCTTCAGTTTCATCATCAATAGAAATAACTTCACCGTAATATATAGTTCTTGATGAACTATAATCAATATCCATTTTAAATGGATTGCTGGTTTGTACTATTGGTTTATCAAATGCCATTATCTTTTACTCATTTCTTCAATCAATTCAACGTAATTTTTTTCCAATTCATTTAATTGTGCAATTTTTTCATTTATTTTTTTCTCAATATCATCATATTCATATGTTAAATTAATAACATCATTTTTTAATGTATCATGTTTTAATTTAATATCGTTAATCATTTTTAATAATTCAATTTCACTATATTGAGATAAATTTTCCATTATTGTATTACTCCATATCCTTTAGAATAGGTTATTGTTGAACCAAAAACACTAACCGGACCTGTTGGTGAAATACCTGCAGCAGTAAGTGTAATGCCAGGAGGAATTCCAACCGTTATAATTGCTTCCTGCTGAAGTGCTCTAACAATTTCTTCTATTCTAATTCTCTCCATAATTTCATCCGGAGAATTTGCTCCGGAAGGTAATGCACCAACAGGTAATCCCGCTTCACTTTTTCTTGCAATTATACGAGAAGCAATTTTAGTGGGGGATAATCCGGTTCGTCTTGGAACTCCAATTAAAATTAGTGGTGTAGGTATTGGTAATGGCGTACCAATAGAAGACAAATTTAATATTTTGTCAAATCCATTGATGATTGATTCAATATTATTAAAATCAACAGCCATTTTATTTCTTTACACTACTAAATTTAGATTGCATTGATTTAAGTTCAGAAATGGAAATCCATTTCCATCCTAAAAATAATTTTGTAGCAAACTTTTTAAACCAAGTTGGTTTAGAAGTAGTTGCAAGTTGCGTTCCGTCGATTGTACCATCAATAAGATAGACACCAACGAATTGTTTGTTTAGTTTTTGATCTACTATCATATTTTTAAATTGTTAAACTTTTTAATATACCTACGTATTGATTTATTTTTTCTTCAATTATTTTTTTTGTTATTGGTTCTAACATAGCAATTAAAAATGATAAAATCAGTTCAAAGATAAACTTATTTATCATTTTTGCCAAATCTTTTAATAAACATTTTATAAATATTTTAAATTTTTTTAAATCTTCTTTTGGTGTTGATATTTTGGGAATACCATCCTCACTATCAAATGCGCTCATAATTGCTTGTAACATTCTTGTTTGAGGTGATAATACAATTAATTGTGCTAACATTAATTGAATCATTTTAATTATTCTCAAAAAAAATCCATCTTTAATTGTTTCTTTATTTTTTTCATAAACATCTTTAACATCATTGCAACTTTGTTGTATCGTATTTTCAATTGCATTTCCCGCAACAAATGGGTCTGTTGTTCCTGATATTTGTTGAATTACATTAGTCATATCGTTTAATGACAATTCGGCAGTAATAATACCACATCCCATGTCATATTTTACTACACCATTACTAAATGCTTCTGCTTGTTTTAACATTTCATCATAATCATTTTGAGATATTTCAAAACTATCGTTATCTTGAAGTAATTGATCAATTAATTTATATATTTGTAATTCATTATATATTTGTTCGACTGTTTTTTTTTGATTTGAAGTAACAGTTCCATATACAGCATTCATAACATTTGTGGAAAATTCTTTACTATCAATTATTACTGCATTATCAATATAATCACCAAACCATTCGCCAATAGTTTTATTTGATGATGCGGTTGTTGGCTTAAAATTAAATTCATCTGTTATTGAATTATATGTTATTTTTAAATTATTATATTCAACCGGTGTTCCATCAAGAGATATTGCCTCATACGCTTTCTTGTCAAAACTATCTGTATTACCATAAACTAAATTACCAATATTTGAATTTGGATTGATTTTTAATTTACCAAAAACATCAATATTTTTTACAGGAACATTAATTCCTGTAGTTTTAAAATAATTCGGAAGATGTTCGTTGGAATTATGCTGTATCATTTGTTTTTTTAATGATATTCTCATTTCGGAAATAGCACCATCAATAAATTTTGTAAAAAAATTACCTATTAATTGTTTTAATGCATCTGTACCAACAACTACTTTCAAAACATCGATTAAATAAGGAACAATTTCTTTTTTGTTATTAATAGATGAAAATGAATTAATGCCATAGTCTTTCTGATTTTTACTATTTTCAAGAAAAGAATTATAAGCACCAATTGTGGTGAAAACATTTTTTTTACTATCAACAAGTCCCATTATTATTTTATATTATTTTTTTGCCCTTTTTTCTATTTCTTTTTGAACAAATTCCAGTAATTCGTTTCTTTCATTACTAGATATATCAGAATCATCCGAATCATCGCGTTTCTTTGTTGTATTATTTGTTGATGTTCCGGATTTGTTTTCAAAAACAACTTCTTTTAAATATTTTAAAAGCATAATTTTTTGTTCCTGATTTTTTGCTTCTGCGGCAATTAATTTAACTATTTGATCACCAATAGCTGCAATATCTTCTCCTTCTTTTACTTTTTGTTCCCATTTTGTAAATAAACGATTTAACTTTGCTTTAATATTATAACTTTCATCATAAATTTCTTGAAGCAATTTATTTACACTATCTTCATCAAATAATAATTTTTTTCTTTTTGGTCTTGGCATATTATAACATTTACATATAAATACTATCCCAAACTATATTTTTAATTGTATTTTTTTTATAGTTTAAAAATTAATAAACTACTTATTCATACTATTAAATTTTTCAATAAAATATAATTCTTTAAACGGTTTTATTGCAATTCTAATTTCTTTTGCAGATAATCCTGTTTGTTCCTTTATGTAAAGCAAAATTTTGTTTTTAGCAAATTTATTAGTTACCTTTTTACTATATTTTCCTTTTGGCGTTTCTTCCATAAAAAGAATATTCCAATTTTCTAAAATATGAACAATTGCATCACCAACAATATATTCATTTCTCTTTAAAGTTAAATCAGTGCTTATTCTATTATTTATTTTTTTTATAACATTCTTTATTAAAATTTCAATTTCATTCTGTGTGTCTAAATTCATTTCATATGTATATTTTGTGTTTTCATTTATTTCATCAACATAATCATCGTAAGATAATATTGTTTTTTTTTCGCCATAACTTTTTTTACTATGATCTTTATAATAATTACGTATTATTGTTTGACAATAACTATATGCTTTGGTTTTTTTTCCACTCTTTGTTATTGTGTTAGGATCAAATTTAACCATATTTTCAATTAAATGAGTTAGTGCATTTTCCTCAATTTCCTTTATATTATAATTTCCAATATGTATTGGATATCTTCTTAAGATTGACTGTATCATTTTTCGAAATGGTTCTTTTAGAAATTCATTATATATTCTGTTTTTTTCTTCAGCAGACGTAGCATTGATATAATCAATCACAGCTTTTTCTTCTCTTTCCGCAAAATACGGCACTTTATTTTCATTTTCTTCCATTTGAAATCACCACAAAACATAATAATTATTTTTCAAGCATGGATGTGTCAATGACTCTATCATTAGTAAAATTTGATTCTTTATTTGCAACATCAAACCAAAACTTTCTTTCCTTCATGGACATAGTTTTAGAATACATATCAAATAAACTATCCTTTCTTGTTTGTAAATGTTTGTACCCGATTTTAGGAATTGTATATATCTTACAACTATTATTCAAAGCTCTTAATAAATATTCATACATAAAGGTTAATTTAATATTTGATTTATAACCACCAATATTCTTAAATTCAGATTTTTTTATAACAGCACCAGATAATTTAAAATCGCTATATTGTTTAATCGATTTTAAATTTAAATATCCCATTTCGCCATTTTCGCCAACAAATTGTTGCGACCATACAATTTCATTTGTAAATTTTAAACCTTGATTTTTTTCATTTGTTTCAATCATCATAGTTAAAAAAATGTCAATCTGAGGATATGTTTCAATATATATACTAGCATTTTTCATAAAGCTATTACTATATTCATCATCAAATTCAAGCACTGAAAAATAATCTGTGGTTACATAATCAACAGCAAAATTTACTTGTGATTGATAATCAGTTTTTTGCGTATTTTTAATTAAAGTAATAGTTTCATTAGGAATTTCCTTGTCTTTATATTTAACATACTGTTTTTCAACAAATTCCTTTAGTACATTTTCAATTTGAGGTGGATGTACTATAAAAATCTTAGGAATACTATCAACATCTTCTTGATTAATAACTGATTGAACGGCATTATCTAAATAATTACTTAAAGTTTCATTAAATTCATGAACTGGAATTATAACTGAAATATTCATTTTCTTAAAAATTTTATTTAAAATTATTTTTATTGTTGAGTTGTTGTTGGTTGAATTGCGCTATTCAATAATGCAATTCTTTGATTAAGAAACTCCTGATATATGTTTGTTAATTGCTTTTCAGAATCAGATTGATTATATTTAGAACTTAATTCAATCATTCTTTTATAAAAATCGGGAGAAATTGCATCATCTAAAAACTTTGTAAGAGCTTCTGCTGTTAATGTTGGTAAATCGTAATAATTATCAGTCCACAATCCAGCATCATCAACAAGTTTTTTAACATTTCCATTTTCATCCCTTTCAATTAAATATTCAGGTAAAATATCCGGTTTTAAACAAATTGGAATTACGCCTGATTTCATACATTCAAGAGGAAATGTACCAAACGATGCAATTCTATCAATCCAGACTGCCGCAAAATTTTCTTGTAATCTTTTTGCAAAATCAACTCTTCTCATTGCCTGAGGTGGTTTACTTCTGGTAAGCATTGGATCAAATGTCATCCAATTATATTCAGGATATTTTGCGAAAAATAATTTAACAAATTTTGTAATTTCATTTGGATTCCTTCCAATTATTGAAATAATTGGCTTTTGCGGTATTTTGGATGGTTCAAAATAATCAGGAATGCCAATATTGTAAATTTTTATGTTATATTTATTAGTACCATAATGTCTTTCAAAAACTTCTTTAAGAGATAATGAAGTGGTTATAATATCACGAATACCAAATGATAATAGTTCAGTGCCAGGTATTAAAGAATTTAACATATAATCAAACGATTGCAGCAAAACAATTCTTTGACATGGTAGATTTTTTGTTTGTTCCATTAAATTGGTAAAAATTTCAGGTATTATCATAACATCTTCCGGACCAACTGTTAACTTAGGGTCTGACATTGGAACATGTTTATGCTCTGTAAGTTCCTTTTCAATCCAACTAGGGATAACATAATCATCTTTTTCCATCATAACAATTACTTCATATCCCATTTTTTTTACCACAGTGGCATGAAAATATATTTCGTAAACTGATGCCGTAGGATTGGGAGTTTCAGGAACTACAAACAAAAATTTTGATTTTTTATTTACTATTTTATCTAAAGATAATTTAATTTTTTCAATTTTTTCCATTTCAGCTTGTTGCACAGCATTATTTAATTCGTTTGCCATTTTTGTTTATTTTTTATATTTAATTATTTTTTCAAAATCAGGATTTTCAATTAAATCATTAACTTGTAGAATTTCCATTGAACCTGCTTTAATATTTTCGTTAAACGGTCTTTTTACTTTAATAAGTTTCTTTCCCCACGGTTCGCCTATTTTTAATAATTCTGGGTCAGCTGTTATAAGAATATCAGAATATTTCCACATTTCCAACGAATCATCCACAAACTTATATTCTTTAAATCTACTTGTCATTTTACTTAAAAAGAAAAGTGTTGGAGGTATTGTGAAAAAATTTTCAACAGATAATACAACAAAATCGACAACTTTATCATATTTCAAAACAAAATTTTTCACATGCAAATCCATTCCTTTGTACATAACGGGTGCTGTTCCATGTATTTCAAAGCAATAATCTTCATACATGAATTTATTATAAACTTCCTTTGCACTTAACTTAATTTCAATGGGTTTTTTAAATAAAAAACTATCAGCATCTGCAACACCTTTCTCTTCATCGACTTGATAATGAATAGGATTAATATTATCGGGCATATCTTCGGGTTCTTTTAGCTCTTTAACTATTTCTACAGTATCTTTCCATTGATATGTCTTAAAAAAATCATAACAATATGCATCTTTGGTTTCTTTTGGAATACCTTCTTCACCAAATTCTTGTGCATAAAATCTATCAAATTGAAGCCATCTTGCTCTTAGAACTTCATTAATATCTATGCCTACTTTCAATTTTTTCATTATTTATTTTCCTTTTTTAAAATTTCTGCTTGATATTGCAGTTCTTCCTGTAATTTTTTCATTAATTCAGTATGTTGCCGAATTAATTCTTCATCAGTAATGTATTTCGGATTAATACATTCTATTTTTGTATCATATGATTGTGTTGGAATAACAATAATTTCAGCATCTACTGTTGATGGTGTTATTCTTTTTGCTATTTTATGAGTAATTTCTTCAATATCTTCACTCCTTACTCCAGCTACTCCAACATAAATAACTAAAATTAAATTCTCATTCATAAATTAAAAGTATTTGTTTAAGTAATTATTATAAAAATTAAAATATCAAACACATATACTAATACGAAAATTTTATAAAAATCTTGAATTTATTTAAAAATTTTTTTTATAGTATTTATTAAAAAATAATAATAAAATATAAAATTTTATGAAATATGGAAAATGAATCATTAAGTGATGTGATAAAAAAGTATAAAGAAAATAAAATGAGTGAAGAAAAAACACAAACAGTAACAACAAACACCATTCCACCTAAAGCATCTTCATATAATAAAGAAGATTTTGAAAATATAATGTCTAAGGAAACCGATCCAGATTTGATGACATCCTATGAAATAGTTAAACTGCCATCAAATGGAATTTTTTATCCGAATAAAATATCTGAAGTTGCTGTTGAATATATGACATCAAAAGATGAAGATTTAATTACAACACCATCATTAATTGAAAGTGGTGAACTCATGAATGTTTTATTAAAAAGAAAAGTAAAAACCCCAGGAATTAATGTAGAAGAATTGCTTCAGGGTGATAGAGATGCTATTTTATTACATCTTCGTACTTCAAGTTATGGTTCAGAATATTCTGTACAAGTAACTGATCCACGTAATGGTTCAGTTTTTACAGGAAAAGTTGATTTACTTAAATTAAAATATAAAGAAATTACTGAAACTCCTGATGAAAATGGATTTTTTAAAGTAGAAATACCAATGCGGAAAAAAATTGTAACATTTAGATTACTCAATGCAAAAGAAGAAACGTTATTATATAAAAAAGCAGAGCAAATTAAAGAAGCATATGGTGATGAATTTAGTCAATATTCAACATTAAAATTAAAATCCCATATAGTATCTATTGACGGTAATACTGACAGAGGATATATTGATAAGTTTGTAGATGCAATGCCAGCATTAGATGCTTTTACCATAAGAAAAAAAATATTGGAAGTAAGCCCTGGTATTGATATGAAATATGAATTTACTACAAAAGATGGATATAAATTTAATGCTTATTTAACAATAGGTATGGATTTTTTTTTCCCAAGCATTTAGCTGGTGAATATAAAAAAATGGTTAATGAAGAAATTTATATTTTAACCAAACACGCTAATTTTAATGCCGATTATGTTGAAAATCTTCCTGTTTACAGAAGAAGATATTTTCTATATCTTTTACAAAACGAATTAGAGGAAATTGAGAAATTACGCAAGAAAGCAGAAAGTAAACAAAACATGATTAGATATAAATAAAAATCATGTTTTTTGTATTTATATAAAATAAATTATCATGGCAGAAGGTAATAAAAATACCATTAAAGAACTTCACGATTTAAATGTATTGCTTGAACAGCAAAAAACTTTAGCTTTAGCATTAAATAATATTGAACAAGCCAGAGCAGCTCAAACTGAAATTAATGCAAATAATGAAAAAATTATTAACGAATTAAAATCTAAAAATAATGATTTATCGGAAGAAGAAATTGAAATATTAAAACAATTAGAAAAATCGCAAAAAGATATCAATAAAGAAAATGAAAAAGAATTTGAAAACAGAAAAAAAATAGTTGAAAATATAAAATTCGCCAATAATTTATTTAAACAAGGATGGATTATACTACAAGGTTATGATAAAACAATAAGGCAAACTGTTCTTAATTTAGGAATGTCTGGCAATAAAGCAGAAATGCTTCGTAAATCATTTGAGTTATCTGCTGGATATGTTAGTAGATTAGGTGGAAATATTGAAGATATTGGCAACATAATGACGGGTTACGCTGATGAAACTGGAAGAGCACGTGTTTTATCCGCGGAAATGGTTAAAGATATCACTAATATTGGAAAAGGAACTGGAATTGGAATTGAACAAGCAACTCTTCTTGGTGCACAATTCGAATTGATGGGTTATAATGCAAAAACTACTATGAATTATGTTCAAGGAGTTGTTGATACTTCTGAACGAATGGGTGTTAATACAACTAAGGTTTTAAAAAATATTAATGATAATTTTAAAAGATTAAATACATATACTTTTCAGCAAGGAGTTAAAGGTTTTGCAGAAATGGCAATGTATGCTGAAAAGTTTAAAGTTGACATAAATCAAGCATTAAATGCCGCAGATGTTGCAAGAACACTTGAGGGAGCTATAGATTTAACTGCACAATTGCAAGTAATGGGTGGTGAGTTTGCAAAAACAGATCCATTTGAAATGTTATTTTTATCTCGTAACGACCCTGCAAAATTTACTGAAAAAATTGCAGATATGACTAAAGGGGTTGTTACATTTAGAAAAATGAGTGATGGAACTTTTGAAAAATTTATAAGTCCTGCAGATAGAGATCGTTTAGCATTAGTTGCTAAATCATTACATATGGAAGTTGGTGAACTTACTCAAATAGCTGAAAGGCAGGCTGAAATACAAAGAATGCGTCAGCAAATGGCAGGTATGGGATTAAGTGATAAAGAAAAGAAATTAATTGAAGGAGCTGCTATATTTAATAAAGAAACAGGGAGGTTTGAAGTTCAAGTTGCAGGGCACATGCAAGATATTACAAAATTAACAAAAGAACAGGCAAATGCTTTTGCAAAAGAAAGAGTTTCTTTGGAAGAGAGAGCAAAACAAGCAATGACATTTGATGATACATTTAAAGCAACTATTAATTCTTTAAAAACCGCACTGATGCCTATTTTAAATGCAATAAATGGAGTGTTAAATGCATTAAGACCAATTACTGATGGATTGTCAAAAATTTCTGGTGAAAGTCGTGGATGGGTAAAAGCAGGTACCATTTTTTTATTCGCTGCTATTGGTATGAAGATAGCACAGAAAGGTTTTGATAATTGGATGAAAACAGGTTCTATTTTTGCTAAAGAAAAAAAGGAACCAACAACTTTACTTGGAAAATTTATACGTGGTACTGCGACAATAAAAACAGGAGAAATTCCAGGCGAGCCAATGGGTGGTGGGAGTATGAGTAAGGCTTTGGGCGGTAAAGGAATGTTAAGTGCCGGAGCAGGTATTGGTATTGCCGCGGCAGGTATTGGTGCTGGAATTGGTGCAGCTGCAGGTGGAATTAGTTTACTGGCAAAAGCAATGAGTGGATTGGATGAAAAACAAGCAGCAGTATTAAAAGATATTGTAAAAACACTGGGTCAGGTGATTGGCATTGGTGCTGGTGTTGCTGCAGCAATTATGGTTATTTCTGTTGCTTTAGGTGCATCAGCCGAGCCGCTTTTATTATTTGGTGGTGGTATTGCATTAATTGGTGCAGGTATTGGTATTGCAGCTGCCGGTATAGGACTTATGGGAATGGGACTTGCTAAACTCGTAGAATCAAGCAAAGGAGCTGGAGATGATATGTCAAAAATTGCTGGTGGTATTGCTGAAATTACATTAGCAATGGGAGGTGCAACATTAGCATTACCAGGAATGTTAGGAATTATGGCAACAGTTCGTTCGATATCAAAACATGCCGAACCACTTAAAGATGTTGGTAATGCATTTGCTAACATAAAAGCAGTTTTATCTGGAAGCAAAGATGATTTTATTGCAGTACAAAATGCAATTGAATCAATATCAAAAGCAAATATTAAAGGTGGTGGTGTATTTTCAGAATTGGCAAATTTATTTAATAAACCACTTAAAGTTGAATTTGCAGATAAAAGAGTTGCATTGGTAAATGATATTACGTTAGAAATTGATGGACAAAAATTTATGAATAAAGTATATAATCCACACGTTGCAGTTCAAAAACATTATGATTTAAAAGCAGGTAAAGGATATACATAAAAATTTTTTTATCATTTTTTAAAAAAAAACTTGCAAATGTCAAAAATTTTTTGTAACTTTGACGAGTTTTTATCAAAACTCTTTTTTGCTTTTTCAAATCAAAAACAAAGTTCCAAAATTTTTTGTGTTTGCTTCTACGAATCAAACAAAAAAATCTTGTATAACAGGTTAAGTATTTTCATTTTTAACTACTTTTTTTAATTAAAATTTATTTCTTATTTATTTGAGATAATATTTTCATTTATAATAATTTATACAATATTATTTAAAGTAATTATTTAATTATATTAAATTTAATTGTATAAAAAAAATTGATTTACAAGCAATTTTTTTTATACAATTAAATTTAATATAATTAAATAATTACTTTAAATAATTTA